CGAAGAAGACCCAGGCCGGGTTGTTCGTCCAGGCCGACTTGAACGTCCCATCCCACACCCCGGTGTAAGTGCGCGCGATCGGGTCGTAGTTGCTGGGCACGCGGATGATCCGGCCCCAGATGCGGTATGCAGTGGTCGGCTTGCCCTGGAACTGGCTGCCGTCGGTCTGGATCGCGGCCAAGGCGCAGTTGGGGTAGCGCATCTTCACGTCGATGATCTCGGTCATCGAGATCACGTTCACCGTGTCGGCGACGGTCGAGCTGTTCGCGTTGGGCGTGAGGCGGCGGATCCGCGCCTGCCACTGATTGCCAGGCGGCAGGTCGATGCGGTGGCTGCGCTGGTACTCGGTGGTGGTCTTGCCGCGGAAGGCGTTGCTCAACACCGTGCTGAAGGCGCCGCCATCGGTAGACAGATCGATGGCGTACTCGACTGCATACCCCTCGGTGTCACCGTTCTCGGTGTTCTGCCGCTGCAGGGCGGGCACACCGAACCGGATCCGAACTGCGGACAGAGTCTGTCCGGAGGCCGCGCGCACCACCGGTGTGTCGCGCAGCTCGACACCGACGCCGATCTCGTTCTCAACAGACGGGAAACCTGGGATGTAATCCTGGTCCTGCGTGCCTGAGCGGGTCTCAATCCGAACGCCATTGAAGTTGAAGGTGCCGTCGCTGTTCTGGATCGGCACCTCATTGAGGTAGATGGACTGGTTGCCTGCCACCAGGCCACGGATCTCGCCCTCGCTGATCAGGTCCAGCACCTTGGCATAGGAGATCGAGTGCAGGCTGTCCGGGGTTTCCACCGGCGTGCGGGCATTGGTACTGCTCTTGCCGCCTGCTCCAAGGATGTCAGTGCCGGCAAGCGCCACTGCCTGATAGGTGCTTGGCAGCAGAAAAGCACTCATTGCTGATCCTCCGCGTAAATGCCGCCGCTGATCACCACGGATCCAACGACCATGCCCTTCGTGTCGTGGCCGCCGTAGGCGACGGGCACGGGGTTGCCTTGGGCCTGCACGTTCACAGGCCCGTTCATGCTGTAGTTCGGCGTGTTCTCGGCGCTCTCCTTCGTCCCCAGTCCGCGCGGCTGAGGCGACAGCATCTGCACAACGCCACCAATGGCAAGACTCCAGCCGGCCGCGCCGACAGCGCCCCAGAACTTGGCCGCTGCGGCGCCGGCGCCCGGACCACCGTAGATGGAGGCCACCACGATCAGGGCCACACCGACGATGGTCTGCAGAGCGCCGCCGCGCTTGGAGCCGACCAGCACCGGCGCGATGCGGATATCGTCGGCACCTGGCGGATCGTGCAGCTGCGCCTTGCTCAGGTTCTCGCGACCGATGAATACGGCGAACTCGATGCCCTGATCCTTGCAGCCGGTCAGGAACTGCCGGAAGCCGGGCAGCAGGACGCCGAGGGCGAAGATGGCCTCGGCCGGGCTGTTCACCGCCAGCCGGAACTTACGCCCGAATCGAGCGCCGAGGCGGCCATACAGCCGAACAGTGCGCAGGCGCTCAGTCATGGCCGGCCTCCTTGTGACGGACGATGTGGCGGGTGCGCTCGGCCCACATGCCGCCGTAAACCACCGTTTCAGACAGGCGACCGTGCATGTGATGCAACATCTTCCCGTCGCCCAGGTAGACGCCAGCATGGTTCGCCACCGGCGAGCGGATCTGCATCAGGATCATGTCGCCGCGTTGCGGCTCGCCTTGGATGACCGCGAAGCCCTCTGCCTCCAACCGCTCCAGGCTGTAGAGATCTTGACCCTTCTCCCACCAGTCGTCGTCCCGATCGTACTGGCTGAGCTGGATACCCAGCTCGCGGGCGTAGAAGTCGCGTACCAGGCTGTAGCAATCCAGCACGCCGTGGGCAAACTGCCGGCCCACCAGCGGCGCCTCGTAGCCGCAGGGCGCTATGGTCTGCAGGTCGCCACACTCGGGATCGGCCCCGACGCACTGGCCCACGCTCACGATGTGCCACGGGAGGCCACTGGCCTCGCACATGACACGATCTGCTTCAGAGGCAGCAGCTGGCGCGTTCGGGTGGCTGTGTACCACGGCCAGCACTTCGCCTACGTCCTCGGCATCGGCAAAGTCCTCCGCCGGCAGCCGGAAGTGCTCGCTGGGCGTGGTGGCCAGGTTCCGGCACGGGATGTACGTGTCCCCATCGCGGCCGGCCACGATCAGGCCGCAGCACTCGCGCGGGTAGTCGGCCACGGCATGCGCCTGGATGGCCAGCAGAGTGGTCTGTTGCATGGATCTCGCTCATAGAGAAGGCCCGCGCCTGGCGAGCCCTGTGGTGCTGCTGGTGCAGCGCGAATGGTCTGGAGCTGGGGTATGGTCGGGCGTCAGGTCCGCAGCAGGCCGGCGGCGGGGAATCCACCGTGCGGGATCGGCTTGTCCTGGCCGAACCTCAGTTGGCAGCTCCTGACCAGCCCAGCGCACACGTCCCTGGCCGGGTCGTCCACGGGCTGGTCGTTGATATCGAAGTAGGCCGAGCCGGTGTAGCCGCAGTACGGGCCTCGATAGCCGCCATGCAGGATTGCGCTGCAAATCCTGGTGCACTGCCGCGCAGGCAGTTGCATGCCATTGAAGTCGGCCACGGTGGTCAGTTCGAACTCAATCGTTTCGTCGTCTTCCCCCACCTTGCGCTCGATGTACCAGATCTCATCCGGGAAGTGCTCGTCCGGGTCGGCCAGCGGGTTCCCCTCAGGGAAGTTGGCCGCGTCCAGGTATTTCACCAGCGTCTGCCGGCGGATCAGCTTGGCGCCGGCCAGATCCTGGAACATGCGGCACAGAGCGCCGATCCGGCCGTCGATGTTGCTGACCTTCAGCCGGGGATTGGGCTGCTGCTCGCTGGTGCGCTGGAAGCCCGTAGCGATGATGGGCCAAGGGCCGTATTCCTGGCCCTGCCACCAGATAACCCCCGACTGCAGGTGCTGGTGAAACCAGAGCTGATCTGCACCGAAGCTGGTGCAGTCCAGTTCATAGACCGTGACGCGGCCACCTGGCTCGAGCTGCTGGGCATCTGCGGTGATCATGGTGCATCGACCTCCGCATCCTCGGTTTGTTCGACCTGCGGAACGTCAACGACGACACGTACCGTCAGCAAGTAGACAATGTCTTTTGCCTCACCGGTTGCCGGATCGGTGCACAAGTAGAGCACCGCACCCGCCTCCTGCTGGATGGCCAGGCGAATGGTCTGCTCGTCGTTCTCGTCGCGATACACGCTCGCGCGCCAGCCGGTAGCCGGATGGATCCCCAGACCCGCTACCCGATACACACCAGTCGCAACGCGAGTGCACGCGATGCCCAAAGCGTCAAACGAGCAACCGATGCTTGTCCCAGGAGCATGGTCCCCATCGAGCACGATCCCGCCATCAGGCTGGATGTTGAACGCTGCAGTGCAGGTGTGGTCCATGTTCAGGCTCTCTTGATGAAGTTGTTGGCATCCACCGTCGTGTTTCCCGCGTGCCATAGGGCACTGCCCCGGAAGGAGACAGCTGTTCGAGTGACCGTGAGCGCTTGGATATAGGCCGAGTTGAAGAAATCGCCATCCTTCAACCAGACTTGGAGCTGAGATTCGAATCCGTTGGCTCCCGTAGGGACCAAGAACATGCCGGCCAGATCGCTGTTGCTGGCGTTGTAGGACAGGGTGAGCTTGGCTCCGAAATCGTTCGTAGCATTCGCGTTGTGGAAAAAGTTCGCGCGACGAACTGCCGTTCCGCCGCCTCGCATGACGAGCGTCCCCGTCATGGCGCCGGCTTCACCGCCAGACTTCGGAACAGCCGCCGCAGCTGCAGCACCCGCATTGGTCGCCTTCGTGTCCGCGGTGGCCGCAGCTGTGGCGACAGTATTGATCCGACCATCGAGGTACGCGTCGTTATCGTTGACCTTCCCGAAGGCGATCCTTGCTGGATCGCCCTTCTTGCCGTTCGGCTGGACTGTATCGATATTGATTGGCTGAAGTGCCATGTTTTCTCCTTACGGCTGGAACGTCTGTTCGAAGGTGCAACTGATTCGGATGTACCCTTCCGTCTCATCAGTCGCAGACAGCTTTGTGCAACGAAACCTGGCCTGCACTTCATTGGGTGGCGTCCAGAAGAAGCTCTCACCACGTGTCTTGCGTAGACGTAGGAATGCGCGGACAGCTGCCATGTCATCGATTTGAAGATGCCCCCACAGCTCGACACTCCAGGTCTGCCGCTCGTTGTTGATTCCCTCGGGAGCTACCTGCTCGTAGCCGTCGCCAAATCGGACTGTGCTTTCCGCATAGGCATAGTCCACCTGCGGTTGCTGGCTATACACCTGCCAGATAAATGTCTCGGTCATCTCAGGGTTCCGCCGAAAAAATGAAGGGGCCTCCAAGGCCCCCTTCCAATCAACGCATCATCGTCCTGGCAAGCAAACCATCGGACCGAATGTCGCGCAGCTGCAGTTCCCGGTAGCGCGCATCGACGAAGTCCCCGAGCTCCTTGCCGAACTGGCGCATCAGGGAGGTGTCGCCGTCTGCCTGCGTCGAACCGTCGCTGTTCACAACCACGCTGACATTCACGGTGGACGGCCCGATGCCCACGCCTCCCCGCGTCGACGTCCCGACCGCACCTCCGTCGGCGTAGCCAGGGAGTCCACGGCGCATGGCCTCAACGACACCAACACCGCCGGCTCGAGCGATGTCCGCTTGGGACCAAACCACTTCACCCTTGTGTACGACACCCGCAGGCTCGTTTACGCCGCCGTCGCCGGTGTAGCCACCGGTGGAGTAGCCACCACCGAGCCGCATGTTCTGGAACAGCTGGTTGTTGATGCTGCTGGTGCCGGAGGTGACCGCCTGATTGCCCGCTGCAGTGACGCCGCCGCCCCCCCAAGCACTGGCGACCGCGTTGACGATGCCCATGATTGCCTGGCGCGCCGCGATCCTCGCCAGATCGGCCAGAACCGACTTGGTCAGGTCGGAAAAGCTCAGCTTGCCAGTGGTGGTGAACTTCACCCAGGCATCCTCGAAGCCGCCAATGACCGTTCCAACTACATCGCCCATCTGCTGGGCTGCGTTGCTGGCCTGCTGCTGATAGTTCGCCCAGGCCGCGCTCGCGCCAGACAGCCAGTCGCCCTCGGCCTGCCGCAGTTCGTCGTACCCGTTCTTGATGATCTGGAGCCGGTCCAAGGTCTTGGCATGCAGCAACGCTTTCTCTTCCTCGAACGTGACCTGGTCAATCTGG